TCAATGTTCCAGCGCGAGTTTGGCGGTGCAGAAAACGAAGTCGTGTTTGAGTTGGCTGAGAAGGCCATGCAGACCAACCAATCGTTTAGCGCAGTCAAGCGTTCTGGTACACCAGCGGAAGTCAAGGCGTTCCGAGATGAGCACAAGGCTGAATTGCAGATCGCGCCTATGGCCGGTACGTACAAGCAAAACATGGGTCGCTTGAAACTCCAAGAGGAGATCATCACGAACCGCTTGAACCTGTCACCAGCAGAGAAACGCGCTCGTATCGACCAACTCGATCAAGCGCGTCAAGATATGGCAGCTCGGTTTATGAAGCGTATCAAGGAGATCGAGAGCCGGTCCTAAAAAACCAGACTCCCATGAAGCCGTTGCGGATGCCGGGCGTAGCCCGAGCATCCAGCATCCTGAGTTTGATGGCTACTTTTAAACCTTCCTCACGGACGGTTGCGGTATCAAGGCAGGGGATGAAAAACCCCTGCCCCTTCTCAGTCTGTTCCCAAGGATAGTGAATCGCGAGTTTCATCGTCCATGTCCGATATGCGGCAGCTAATCTTCAAAACGCTTACACGCATCTGTGGACCTTGCGTACGCGCCGTCATGTTCTTCTTAGCCACATGCGACACGGTGAACACAGAAGCCAGCAAGCGCTTGAAGTCAGCATAGCCGAAACTCATAGAAGAGCAATAGGCTTTGAGCAACGCTTCCTCAATGAAGAAGTCCACGTGGTCTGGCGTAAAGCCATGCTCCACACGACCCATGATTTGAGAGCGCGTAGTTGACTTGTCCACCTCACCGCCACGACCCAACTCAGCCAACACCGAACCAGCGTTCTCACGAACCACGATGAAGTGGCCGTAGTTCTCGCGGGTAAAGGCGTTCAACACATCCTCTGCGCTACGTGCGCTGGACTTAATATTGCCGCGCATGGCTACTACTACTTTCTTAAAGCAGTTCAGGATTTGCTTCATAGGCAACGTCACGATGCCAGCCTTGTTGAAGATCACGCCAGCGTAGACGATAGCGCCAATACCTGCCATCCAGAAACGCTCGTCGTTGGTTGCACCGAACTCCTTGTACATCTGTTGTACAGCATCTGGTACAGCGGTCTTGAGTTCGCTCACGTTGTCCACCATGTACTGCGCCATCATGTGGCCAGCTACTGCGTAGTTGTGTTGCAACGACTTGATGACTTCGATCTCGTGGGGTTCCCATTCGCAGGTCTTGGTCAGGATGAACTCCAGCAAGCGGCGCAACTCACCTTCGGATGAGTGCTTACGCCCACCTGTCAGGCCATCGACCACGTGCGTGTTGGAAGACATGATCGCGCAGGTCATCCATGTGGACAAGTTGATACGCTCCTTGTTAGCGCCGGACTCCATACGCTCCTTGCCGCGACCCTCGGTCATATCCAGCAGGAACTCAGGCAACCATTCGAAGTTAGCGCGGTTCTTACTGGTCAGCTCGTCCGTAATAAGTGGGTGGCTGTTCAGCAAACCAAGTCGCTGTTGCATGGCAACTGGCGATGTGCTCTTACCTGTGCGGTAGTGAACTGGGTGGCCCCAAACAGATGCGGCAGCTTCCAGTGCCAAAGACTTACCCGTACCTGACTCGGTTGAACCGCAGTGGTAGGTCATGCCGTAGATACCTGTGAAGCGCATGAGCGGAGCAGAAGCGCCAGCCAGCATGATAGCCAAGTGTTCGAACATTTCCTTCTTGACGAGGAGCTGCATGAACGAGCGCCATGCTTCGATGGTGCCGGTTGGCTTGGTGTTGGCCACGATGTTCTCAAGGCCGGGCATAGGTACGGTGACGGGCGGCTTGTGCGCTGAGAAGATTTTGCCTGCGAACACGTATGTGTCGTCATGCTGCCAGCCGTAGTTGGCTGGAACTTTAACTGGCGCTCTGCCTGTGCTGGCTTGTTCCACGGATGCCCTTACGTAATCAAATAGGTTCTTGTCGTTGCCGGAGCCGTAGGCTGCGATCACGTTCTGGTTGGCCAATGCCTTGACGGTTTCGTCTTTGCTGACGATCGCCTTCTGGGACATGGTGATAGTCTCTGCACCCTCTGGGCGGATGCTCAACATGTGGACGGTGTGTTCACCGTTGTGCTTCAAGATGTCCACCACGAACAGGTCGTGCGGCAAGAGCATGATCTGGCGCTTAGTCTTGTTGCCTTCGGTGTCCTCGTCTTCTTTCTCCATGAAGATGCCACCGCGCTGACCGTAGGCGTAACCCTTGGGCGGCGTTGGGCGTAGTACTTTGAAGACGTCTTCTTTGAGCGTCTCTGACTCTGAAGGGATGTGTACCTCGATCTCTTTGGCTTCGGTCTCGACCATGACCTCGCGACCAAACGCAAGCGGGTTGGTGATCTTGCCAAAAGAAGGACACCCGTCACAGAGGCCGGGGTTTTCGCTATCGAACTTCACACATGGATAGGGACCTTTAATCTCGGCCAGCTTCTGAGCCATGCGCTCAGGTGGGTAGGGGTGCAGTTCCGTCAGCCAGATCGCGGCCTTCTCGCCATCCACGCAGGGCTTGGCTATGCTCAGCCACGCACGCCACAAAGGTTCCATCCCGTCATCACTGGCGTTCTCAACGTAGTGACGCAGTTGGGCACAGCCGCCACCAGCCTTGGTGACTTGGTAGATTTTCTTGAACGATGTGGCGCTGTTCTCCATGAGCTTCACACCAGTAGCGGTTACAGGCGCGTTCGATGGGCGCTGGCCGGGCAAGCTCAACGCTGTCTGTGTCGATGCTGGCGCTGGGGCAATAGTCTTGAGCAAGCTCACCACGTGAGCCTTGAGTGTCTCGAAGTCGAACGTGTCGCCTTCCAACAACAGCTTGACCTGCTTAGGCTCGCCGTACTTCCACGTGCCGTCCTTGTTCTTCTTGTAATTGAACGTGTCAGGTATACGTAAGACACGGGCTGCGTCCGCAGTCACCGTCATGTCGATGTTCATCTTCTGCTGTTTGCACAGGCGTTTGAAGTTCTCGGCCAGTGGCTTCCACTCGTCGATCTCGATGTTGTCAGTGAACGGCCAGTAGCAATGCAAGCCACCGCCAGAGAAGACGATGTAGGGTGAGCCGAGCAGGTCCAAGCCAGTCTCGGCAAGGAACGCTTTGAGCGCGAACGCTGCTTGCTTCTTAGACCCGTAGCCGTCCATGTCAATGAACAACGACTTGATATAGCGTGCGTTCTCAGCCTTGCGCTTCAGGTTCTCATCAAACGTCGCCAACGCGAAGTACGCGTCTGTCTCTTGCCCAACCCAAGTGTCCACCTTGGGGTAGATGTCTTCCAAATGTTCTACGAACAGATGTTCTTTTTTCTTAGTCAGCTCTGCCGCACAGTACAGCCCGTGACCGGGCGACGGCAGAACAACCGCTAGGAAGTCAAGCGGAGTCATATGAATCCTCGGTTTTTATTTGAACAGGTCGAGCTGCTTGGGGTCTTTGAACGGGAACTCGTCAAGAGGAGCAAGCGCGGTGAAGCGGCGCAGCAATTCGATCTGATAGGCCGTAGGCAGTTCTTGCACGGTGTCCATCATGTGAGCGCAGCGGTTGATGAGTTCGCTGTTACTCAGGGTGCGAGGTTGTATAACTTGCATATTTTTCTCCAAGCATCGTCCGCATCACGGGCGTTTTGTAATATTTTTAAAAGCAGTTCCGCACGTTCTTGGTAGGCAGGGAAGATGTCCTTGCCCAAGAACCAGTTGTAGACCGTCTGTCGTGTCACGCCCAATGCCTTGGATACGCGCACCACAGAAAAGTCATGGTAGATGCACCAGCGTCCGAGTTGGTTGCCCAACGTCTTCTGTGCGTCACCTACTTCGTTGATGAGTTTTTGTGAATATGGCATGGTAAAGGTGGCCCCTACGCAGGGTCTGTAGCTCCATTGGTTAATGGAAAGCGCAGGGGCCAAACTCCTAATTAGTCTTCGTCATCCCAACCACCGACCACATCGGCCAATGACTTCTTGCCGGGCACGGCGCTTGGCTTCTTCTCAGCCTTGCGAACTTCTGGCTCAGCTTCGTCGTCAGCTTCTTCAGCCACCGGTGCTGCCTTAGCTTTCTTTGCCGCTTTAGGTGCGGGTGCTGGTGCGTCTTCCTCGTCCTCGGCTTCTGGCTCTGGAGCTGGCTTGGCGGCTGCTTTGGCTTTCGGTGCTGCGCCTTGCAATGCGTCTGCTGGCTTAGCGCCATCTGTTGCGCCGACTGACATGGTGACTGCCTTGATAGCGTCATCGGTCTTGCCTTGCTCACCAGCTTCGGTGAACTCGTCGTCGGTCAACCAACGCATAGCCTTGAAGTGCAGCTTGGGAGCCTCGGCCTTGGTGTCGAACTTCATACGAGTCACGACCATGCTTGGGTCAACAGACTGAGCGACCAACCAGCGAGCGTACGCTTGCAGTGGGCGGTTCTCGCCGTCTTCCTTGCCGAAGATAGATGTTGCTGGCAAAGCCAGTTGCATCACATCACCCTCGATGTTGTTGGCCAAGACCACAGCCAAACGCTGTTGGTAGCGGCAAGCGCGGCTCTGACCATTGCCTGAACCAGCGATGTTTTGTGGGCAGCTCTCGCATGTAGCGGACTGCTTGTTGGCTGACTTGGCATCGGGCTTGTCGCCGTCTGGTGACCAGCAATCAGGTTGTGCTGCGGTCTCGCCATCGTACTTGGCCATGTAGAAGATACGCGACACTTTTGGTGCTGCCTTCACGATGACCACATCGAGGTAGCGTTCGTCAATAGCTGCGACTTCTTTGCCAGCAGACATCAAACGGAACACGCCGCCCTTGATAGAGATGCGCTTGCCACCGCCGCCACCGTTACCGGCCAAAGCCTTAGCGATGTCAGACAGTTCGCCTGAACGGGCGAAAGCGGGAAGTTGTGCGGGGTTGAATAAAGCTACGTTGCTCATTTGGTTTCTCCTGTGATATATGCGTGGAACTGTTTTGCGTGGTCGATGATTTGTTGAGGGGTCAACATGCCACCGTTGATTTTGTGGTGGTTGAGGGCAAGGTTGACTGAACTCTCGCGAGTCCAGCGATCGCTATGCTCGGCTGTCGCTTCTTGTGGGACTGCAACTGCTGTTGGCATTGAGGCTGCGTCAAGCGCCTCCATTTGTTTTCTACTCATTGTGTTTACTTCGCTGAAGGTTTGCGTACCGAAATGTCATACTCCGCATTGGAGTTAAGGCCGGGCGGTACGACCCCGGGGTTCTCTTCGAGGAACTGCTTCATGTTGGTCTGCGCGATGCGCTTCTCAAACAAGTCCAGTGCGTCATGTTCAGTGACGAAAGACTTGAAGCTGTCCCAGTCGGATGTGGAGTAGCGCGTCTTCACAGACAACACTACGGTTCCTTGGTCAGTGCGAACTGATGTCACGCCGAGGGCTTGCATCTGTTCTTTCATTGCGGCGACGATGCCTGCCTGCTGCTCCTTGATGATCTCGACTTCGGTGTCGTACTCACGGGTCAACTCGGCAATGCGGTCGCGCATCTTGCGGTAGATTTTGGCCAACTTATCCATTGGCACTACGGTCTCTTGGGTCATTTACTTCTCCTATGAAGTGTTTATTGTTTGTCTAAGGTTGGACAGTGTACACACATTTTTTGGTTTGGTTTGCTCCTTTCAAGATTTAATTTCTGTGTCAAACAATTCGGTTAATAGTGAGTGGTCACTAACCTTTGTTTCTAATGCTTTAAACATCTTCTTCTCGATTGGCGACCCTTGGATGTGGATGACGGTCACCTTGTCTGAGGTCTGTCCCTTGCGGTCAGCACGGGCGCAACACTGTACGTACTGCTCAACAGACATCAACGGGCCGTAGAACACCACGGTGTCAGCGGCTGTCAAGGTAATACCGTGAGCAGATGCTTGGGGCTGCATCACCAACACGCGAGGGTCAGGGTCAGTTTGGAAACGACGGATGATGTCGCCACGCTTTGAGGCGGGTACGTCACCACGAATCATCTCGGCTGTGATGCCCTTCTTCAACAAGTAGTTGTGGATGCTGTCGATGCTGCTGGTGAAGAGCGCAAAGATGATGACCTTGCGTGAGGTCTCTTCCAAGATTTCCTCCAGTACCGCCAAGCGAGGCGCGGCATCGAACTCAACAACCTCACCGCTCTCGGTGTAGGCAGCGCCACAAGAGATTTGCAACAACTTCGATACACCAGCCGCAGCATTGACCGCGCTGATTACCTCGCCGCCTGTTTGAATCAGCATACGTTCCTTGAGCAGCTCGTAGTACTTCTTCTGTTGCGGTGTCATCGGCACTTCGCGTGTCATCGTAATCACTGGTGGCAAGTCCAAACACTCGGCCTTGGTGAAACGAATCGCTGGTTGCAGCGCCTCATGTACTAGGTCAGCAGCGTTAGCCTTGGGAGCCCACTTGAACATCGTGACTTTGTTCATCACCTTGTCGCGCCATGCTGTGAAGAACTTAGGTACGTTGTTTGGGTTGACCAGCTTAGCCAAGCCAAACGCATCGGCAGGTGACTGCGATGCTGGTGTACCTGTCATCATCCACAACAGCGTTTCAGGTTTGATGATTGACGCTAACGATTTCCAACGACGAGTAGTGATGGTCTTGTATGCGTTCGCTTCGTCCACGATGATGAGATCGAACTTGCCGTTGGCGTTGATCTCGTCGGCTATCAGGTTCAAGCCTTCGTAGTTGGTGATGACGAACTCATAATTCTTTTGAACCATCTCGATGCGACGCGATGCTTGTGGGTGGTGGGCGATGACAGCAGAGCGGTGAATCACCGATGCGTTTAAGTCTTGCATCCACGCTGACTGCATGATCGACAAGGGACAAAGAATCAGAACACGCCGCACCTCACCGCGAGACATCAAGTAGTCAGCAGCCCACAGTGCAGAGAGTGTCTTACCAGTGCCCGGCTCGCTGAACACGAATGCTTTGCGATTGAGCGTTAGGAAAGATGCTGTCTGAACTTGGTGAGCCATTGGCTTGTGACGGCCGGGCCAGTTGTAGCGTCGTGTGATTGGTGAAGGTACATCCTTCACGCCTAGGTTTTTAAGCACTCGTGCTTCGTCAAGTCCCCAGAAAACAGCAACCTCCGCAGACCCATCATCGTATTGCTCGACGATCTTGCTGCGGGGGATAACACTGTATTTTTCTGGGTTTCTTGTTCGAAGTAGTAGCGCCTTATCTTCGATGATTTCCATTGCTTCTCTCTATTATTTGTTATCGCCTTGGTTGGCTTTCTTTGCACGCAAACGCAAGTTGCCCGGCGTTGATTTACCACCCGCTCGTAGCGGCTTGATGTGGTCGATGTCTTTACCTGCTCGATCAATACCTTTCTTGTCGTATGCACGACGAGCGCGTTGGCGCTCATGCTGTGCTGAATCAGGACCGGACTTGCCGGTCTCCAAGTCACGTTGATATTCTTTCTTGTAGTCGCGTTTGCGTGTGGTTGCCATGATTTACTTTCAGTGCTTCTTGTGGAACTCGCAGCCAGTGCACGGACACCAGCCGCAGAGCGGGGTACGGGTTGGGTTCCATACATCGTTGTCGATGCAGGATGCGATACGGCTGACACGCTCACGATACTTCCACCATTCGGCATCCATCTCGTCAACAGTCATGCTGTGCTTAACCATATCATTCTTGACCACAAACAGCAACGCCGAGTTGACCTTGCGGATATGCGGGAAGTGCTTGAATACCATGATGGACATGAGGCGTAGTTGGTCACGATCAGGGTACTTGTTGTTGCCCGTCTTGTAGTCCACCACCCATGCTGTCAGGTTGTCGTCGTCGATGATGAGCAAGTCGGCTACGCCCCTCACCCACGCATCTTTGGAGAACCATTCGGTCGGGGTCAAGTCTTCCTTCAACGTCATCTTGTACTCAGCCAGTTTGCGGCCGGGCTTGTTGATGAGCGCATCGAGCGTCTCTTGAATGAACTCGAACTGCTTGGGCAGTGGTGTGCCCTCACCCACATAGAGTTCGGCTGCCTTGTGCAGCTCGTTACCGTAGCGCGTAGCCTCGGTCTCCACGAAAGGGTACATCTTCATGATCTTGACTTGGTGATAGCGACGAGCGCAACCTTCGAAGTCTTTTAAGGAGCTGTGGCTCCACGTTACCTTGGCCATTATTCGTATTCCTCACATTCGCAGTAGAGCATGTCGCACTTACTGCATCGTTGTTGTTTATCCAAAAGCTCTTCAGCTATCTCAATGGCTTGCAGAACAAACCCCTCACCAAACAAAAGTCCTAGGTTGTGAAAAGCATTCTTGCTGTGAGCAATGAACTCTTTAACGGTTGGACGAGGCGTGTCTTTGTACTGCTCCTTGGCTTGTTCGTACGCTTCACTCATCAGAACCTCGCAGTCTGGATTGCTTTAGTCAGTCGGTTGGCAAAGCCAGTGACAAACTTCTCGTTGTTGTTCAGGTCGTGCATCCCCATGTCTGCAAGGATGGCGTGCGTCAGCTCGTGCCAGAACGTATCCTCAACGTCGGCTGGCTTGAACTTCTTACCTGTTGTGTTGCTGCGCTGGCCGATGGTGATGCGCTTGTGTAGATGATTGACATCCCCCATACGCCCACGCTGGGCCATAGCCTCAACGATCTCAACCGAGTAGTGCTTGTTGCCTACTCGTACCTTACGTGGTAGTTTCATCTGCGTTCTCCTTTTCAAATAGCTTTTTAAATGCGTGCCAATCAGGTCGGCGGTACTCCCAGAAGTCAACTTGATCTGGATGCAGTACCACGAACACACGCGCTAAGTCAGGCGCGTTGTCGTTACCGATCTTGTAGTCCCCTGCAATCTCACGTACCGCGCTTTGATGTACCAACACCTCAACAATAGTACGTGCCGAGTAGTGCGTGCGCCCTAGCTGAATGAGTTGCAACGCAACACTCTCGAACGCCTGAAACACATGCCAGTTGGTAATGAACCACGCCTTGTCCTTCTTGAAGAACCGTGGGTTCTTGTCGATAAACTCCGTGAACTTTTCTAACGGTGTCATTTGCTTCTCCTTAGTTCTTTGCTAACCCGTATCGTCTATGTGCGCCACCGTCAGCGTCGAGCGGTATGCCCGGCAAATACTTTGGCTCCATAGTCATCTGCGCCAAGACCCAAGTCTTAGCGTCAGCCACCTCTGCATCGGGCACAACCACGATCTGTTCATCATGCACTGTTCCCGCCACGAAGTACTTCTTCGCGGTTCTCAACATACCATCCGTCATCACGCATCTCGCTACGCCCTGCGTGACGTTGTTGGTAATCTTTCCTGCGTACAGTTTAGTCGAATCTGCACCGTACGTCCACTGCACCCTACCTTTTTCGTCCTTACCACGCTTCAAGTCAGGATACAGCAAGCTCATGCCAGATGGCAGCACGATCTCACCCTTCTTAAACGTCAGGCACTTGTAAGTGTATTCCTTACCACCGTACAGGCTGGTCTCGATGAGCTGGCCGCACAGGTTCCAGAAGTCCACCACAGGCTGTGCTGTCTTACGATACTTCTCGATGATGGCCTTGGCAGCTAGGCAGTGGATGAGCAACTCCTGCTTGGTGCAGATGTGCGGTATCTCCATCATCTTCTTAACGTAGTCTTCGTTGTCCAAGAACTTCTCAACGTCTTCCGCTGTGACGCCCAAGGCTTTGGCGAACTTGCGTTCGTACCGTACAGGAGGCGCACCGAGGAAGCCGACAAGAAGCTGTGATGCAAATGAAGCCCAGCCCAAGCCGTAGCCAGCGCCCAGTAGTGCCGACTTAGCCGACTGCCGTAGGTCGGGGTGCGACTCTTTTGACATGCCCGGGATGTTGAACATCTGAGCGCCGAACTGTGCGTAGGGGTCACCACCTGCAACGAAGATGCGTAGGAGTTCGTCATAGTCCGCCAACCATGCGAGAACCCGAGGCTCGATCTGCGATAAGTCGCCAACAACCAACTGATGCCCCTTCGGAGCCATGATGGCTTTGCGGAGAAACGACCCGCGCTTGAGGTTTTGCATGTTGATGGCCGAACCTTTCGAGGCTGTCCACCTACCTGTCGCAGCACCATAGTACGAGAGTGGTACAGGTAACGTGCCCCGTCCTGCGATGTCAAGGAAACGCTGTGCGCGAGTCCTCTCAGTGGTCGATT